CAGACTTGGTAGTCTGGTAAACGCCGCTAGAGGTTTTAATGATAATTTCTACAATAACCACAATATTTTATGCTATGGCACATCATAAGTGCAGTGTCTAATATTGATTGTAAAATCATGTATTTAATTTTGATATAAGAAATACACTTTAAGTACATTTCCTTAAAATAGCTTCTTATTATAAGATGTTATTCTAAGGTATCCCTTATCCAAGACCTCTTTTCTTTTTTTGAAAAGTTTTTATTATTAAATAATAAACTATCTGTGGGTATAGGGGAAGATGCACTAGGATTTCGCATCTCCATCAGACGCAGGGCTAGCCCCCCGAGCGTTCTGAGGTGGTCTTCTTCAATACCTGTACCTTTTAACTAAAAAAGCTACAAACAATAAAAATCTGATGCGAAAACAAAGACTTTTACAGTCTAAATTAGCGCTGTTAAGACGCTCGGCTAGTATTAGCCAAGTAATCTTAACCAGAGTTTTAATGTTAGAGCCTACTTTAGTCCAGAATACCATTGAACAATTTTTGATGGTGATGGAACACAGATTCCAACATAGAGGATTTGCCGAAAGTATATTATACTTAAAGGCAGTTCGTCTTGTTGTCATACGTTATTTATTTAAAAATCCGTATTTCAATCATCCTTTAGTAAAAGTGGATAAACAGGGTTTTCCAAAAGACTTTTCTAATTTATTAGAATTATTGTCTCTAGGAACAACCGAGTCAAGAAAAGGAGTCTTCACAATATTAAATATTGGAAGAGCCTTTACTTGGCACGATTTGCCTGATTTATCAACAATTTCTACAGGATGGACTGGAACCGACACTATTACTAGTGACGAATTACAGTTCGCGCTAAAGGTATTAAAGATACCTAGCGGTAAAATACGTGATTTTGATAATAAATTTCATATGTCTGTGAAACGGGGTCCCCAAGGGCAGGCACTGTTAACTAGTCTCACTGAACTTACGTTACTGCCTCAAGAACTAAAAGAAAATATTATACTTTTAGGAGGAAGTAACCTAGGCCAAGTGATTAATAGATTAACAAGTGCGCCATGGGGTCTATCATGGGCCTCTTTATGGGCCTTAATAGTTCCCCCGAAATCCAATTCACTAAGAAAATTATCATTCTTTGGTGATCCGGAAGGAAAGGTTAGAGTGATAGCAATTTTTGATTATTGGAGCCAAACAGCATTATTGCCTCTTCATAGAGGAATAATGAATATTCTTTCGAATATTGCAACTGATGGAACTAAGAACCAAAACTTCTTCACTTCTAAATCGTTACTACCTCATGGTGATAATTCATTTCACTCACTAGATCTTACTGCTGCAACCGATAGAATGCCCATTGCGCTTCAACAGCGTATTGTGGAATATCTATATGGTTCCGCGGAAAAATCGAAAGCTTGGAAATATATTATGACCGGTTTGGCTTTCACGATTCAGTTATCGAATAATGACATCCGTCAGGTCTCGTACGGGGCCGGCCAACCTATGGGTGCTTATAGCTCATGGGCTGTTATGGCATTAACACATCATATTATCGTTCAAGTAGCTGCCTTTAGAGCAGGTTACAGATATCTTTTTCAAGATTACTGTCTACTTGGAGATGATATACGTATTGATGTCGATAAAGTAGCTGAACAGTATATCAAGTTACTTTCCGAACTAGATATGCCTATATCTATGCAGAAAACTCATACTTCGAAAGAAGGATTTGAATTCGCAAAGAGATGGTTCATATCAGGGGAAGAGGTAACAGGATTCTCTGTTTCAGGACTACTATCTGTATTCAAAAGTTATTCACAATTGCATAACTTTTTTGAAAATCAGATCAGCCATGGTTTTAAAATTCCCTTTAGCGGGCAGGTCGAGCTAATATCGGCAGTACATAAGATTATCTATGAAAAGAATTTTATTATCAATAAAACTCATTCAATGATAAAAATGTATACTGTGTTTGATAAGTTACAGACTTTTATTAAATTAAAAGACTATACAGAAGTGAAACAATTAGAATTTATTGAAACAATAAATAATTTGTTTGGCTTCTGCTTCCTTAGTCCAACGGTATTAAATACCGATGTTCCTAATATTCTGAAAAGAATCATAGGGCTAGCTAAAGAAGAACTTATTAAACGTGATATGAAACGATTTAACGAAGAGCACAAAACATATTTTAAAAATCTATGTAAAGCACTGACGTTAAAATCGAACAGACTTGATGGAGCTACCATAAAACGTGGAAACGAAGGGATAGTACGGATCACTTCTATAGACAGTCCAACTCCGGGTGGAACCTTACAGGTTCTACAACGGTCTCTAAGACCGGGAGTTCGGGAAATGTTTACAAAAATGATCATGTATAATTCCTCGTCATTGGTTATGACAAACAGAACCAAAGTCTCCTTATTAGGGACCTTAATCAATGATGAAGTAGCGTTAACGCATCCATTACTTAATACTGTAAATCACCTCCTAAATCAAGGAGCCAATACTCTAGATAAACTCGAAGACCGTTTGGACTCCGATGTTTCTATTGATTGGATCAATGAGGAAGGTTTGGCGAAATACTTCTTAAGTAAAGGAACGTTCTCCTTACGTAAATCGGATTCGCGGATTCTAGCTGAAAGTGCTCTTACCAAATTGGTGATAGATATCTTCAAAAGAATTGAGACAAATAAATCTGTCGCTATTCTGGATCCGTAACCCATTCCTTTAGTAGGCAGTTTCATTGAAACTTTGATGCCGGTACGTAAAAAGAGGTGCTGAACTTCTTCATAATTATAGTCATAATTAGAAGCAATCACACTATTTGATAAATTTTAAAGTTTATTAAATAAGAGATTGTGGAAATTAGTTGTTTATCTAAGGACCTTAAGGATTCAAGTTATTATAACATAATAACCGTAGAATCATGAGTCGAGTGCTGGGTTTACCCATACATTTAGCTCGTGACGACCCCCTTATTGGAGATAGTCGATACTCATTAGGACCTATAACTAATGGAGAGGACCTTAGTACTTCCACCTAACACCAGTCGGGCTTAATTAGTAACTAAGCTGCGTAGGGTTAGGGGCCTTCGTACCGTG